TATCATTTTAAAAACAGGGGGTACAGAGGATATTGTATGAATAGGCCTGATAAACATTATACTAAATTATCTAAATCGGAAAGAGAGCTTGGTGGCATACCAAATTCCTCTGAGGATGTTAAACAATCACACGCTGCTGCAATAGAATCTTACATTGAAAAACATATAGGTCTGGATCTAGAAGGTACATATAGAGATAATTATGAAATGGGCACTATGTATTTCAATAGAACTTTAGAAGATTGGGCTAGATTTGATGTGAGCAATAGAACACATTTTGACGCTAGTATCAGTTCTGGTTTAGCGGTCATGGCGAACCAAAAATCCTTATATTTACCTATTTCAAAACAATCAAAAATAAGTCTTAACTTTGCAAGATACAATAACAAGGGATCTATAAGTGAACTAATTAAATGAAGGAAATCACAATTAACATTAAAGAAGTAGGTTTTCCCACTTATTTTGTTTCAGACGCTGAAAAAGAAACTAAAGAATACGGGCTTCAAATTGGACAAGCTATTCAATATGAATGGTTTCGTAAAGACACAAATGGCGCAAGATATTACAGTAAGTTTCGAGATTTTAATAGATTGAGATTATATGCAAGAGGTGAGCAGGCTATTGCTAAATACAAAAATGAATTAGCTGTAGATGGTGATTTATCTTATTTAAATTTAGATTGGACACCTGTTCCGATTATTCCAAAGTTTGTTGATATTGTAGTTAATGGAATGTCTGATCGTTTATTTAAAGTAAAAGCCTACGCTCAAGACGCTCTCTCGCAATCTAAAAGAAGTAAATACCAGGATATGATTGAGGGTCAGATGGCGGCTAAAGAAGTTTTGACCACAGTGCAAAAGCAAACAGGTTTTGATCCATTTATCATGAATCCTGATGAGTTACCAGCAAATGATGAGGAGCTCTCATTATATATGAATTTAAATTATAAGCCAGCTATAGAAATAGCAGAAGAGGAGGCCATAGACACTATGTTTTCAGAAAGTCATTATGATGATATAAGAAAAAGGTTGGATTATGATTTGATGGTTACAGGTATAGCTGTAGCAAAACATGAATTTCTCCCAGGAGCAGGAGTTCAAATATCTTATGTAGATCCAGCTAACTTAGTTCACAGCTATACAGAAGACCCTTACTTTAGAGATTGTTTCTATTGGGGTGAAATCAAAACTGTTCCAATAACAGAGCTGCTCAAAATAGACCCTACACTAACTAACGATGATTTAGAAAAAATATCAAAATACAGTCAAAATTGGTATGATTATTTTAATACCGCTCAATATTACGAAAACGATATATTCTATAGAGACACAGTTACTCTTATGTATTTTAATTATAAAACCACAAAAAAGATGGTTTATAAGAAAAAAATTATGGAGGATGATAATATCCGTATGATAGAAAAAGATGACACTTTTAATCCTCCAGAAGAAATGATGGATGAGGGTAATTTTGAAAAGGTAGAAAAAACTATTGACGTTTGGTATGATGGTATTATGGTAATGGGAACAAATATTATTTTAAAGTGGGAGCTTGCAAAAAATATGGTTCGTCCTAAATCTAGTTCCCAACACGCACTTTCTAATTATGTAGCCGTTGCACCTAGAATGTATAAAGGTGTAATAGAATCTTTAGTTAGAAGAATGATACCTTTTGCTGATTTAATTCAAGTTACTCACTTGAAACTACAGCAAGTTATTGCTAGAACTGTCCCAGACGGCGTTTATATAGACGCAGATGGACTAAATGAGGTGGACTTAGGTACAGGTCAAGGTTATAATCCAGAAGACGCTCTACGGTTATATTTTCAAACAGGAAGTGTTATTGGACGTAGCTACACTCAAGAAGGAGAATTTAATCAAGGGAGAGTTCCTATTCAACAGTTAACGTCTAACTCTGGCGCATCTAAAACACAAATGCTTATCGCTAATTATAATCATTACTTAGACATGATGAGAGCGGTTACAGGATTGAATGAAGCGAGAGATGGCTCTACACCAAACCCAGATGCTTTGGTTGGAGTTCAAAAGTTAGCCGCTCTTAATTCTAACACAGCGACTAGGCATATACTTGATGGAAGTTTATTTATATATAGATCTTTAGCAGAAGCGCTAACTTATAGAATAGCGGATGTTTTAGAGTTTTCAGATTTCAAAGATGATTTTATTAATAAAATAGGTAAATACAATGTTAGTATTTTGAATGAAATATCAGATTTATATATTTATGATTTTGGTGTCTTTATAGAGCTATCTCCTGACGAAGAAGAAGCCGCAAGATTAGAGCAAAATGTTCAAGTAGCTTTGTCCAAAGGAGATATAAATTTAGAAGACGCTATAGATATAAGAGAAATAAAAAATATAAAACTTGCGAATCAGCTTTTAAAAGTAAAAAGAAAAGCGAAACAAGAAGCTGATAGACAAAAAGAAATAGAAAAACAACAACTAATATCACAATCACAACAACAATCTCAACAACTAGCCGGACAAATTGCTATGCAAAAAATGGAAGCTGAGAATATGTATAAAATGAAATACAAACAAGCTGAGATAGCTTTTGAAATAGAAAAAAATAAGTCAGAGGCCCAACTAAAAGCCCAGCTCATGGAGCAAGAGTTCCAATACAATATGCAGATACAAGGGTTAACACAAGCAGCTATAAGTAAAAGAGAGCAAGATAAGGAAGAGGGTAAAAGTAAAAGAATAAGTCAGGCTAATAGCGAGCAGTCACAACTCATAACTCAACGTAAAAACAATTTACCTCCAAAACGCTTTGAATCCAACGAAGATTCTCTAGACGGCTTTGATTTAGCTGAGTTTTCACCTAGGTAAAAGTGTATTTTATTTTTATTTAACTTTGTATAAAATTTAATTAAATGGAAATAAAAGTACGAGAACTAACTGACGTTGAACCAAAGTCAAAACAAGAAATAGAAAAAGAGCTATTAGAAAAGCACGAAGAAAAACAAACTCAAGTAGAACAACCAACTGAAAGTTCTACCGAAGAGGTAAAAGTGGAGGAAACAACTTCTGAACCAGAAGTAAAAGAAGAATCCACTGAAAAAGAAGTTGTCAGCGAGCAGGAAGTTGAAGTTAAGGAAGAAACCCCTGAACCTCAACCTCGTGAAATCGAAGACAAAGATGTTCTTTCATATATTGATAAGAGATATGGTAAGCAGATTTCATCTATGGATGAGCTTTTAACCGAAAGGGAAAAAGCGGAAGAATTACCAGAAGATGTTGCTGCATACTTTAAGTATAAAAAAGAAACAGGGCGAGGAATAGGAGACTATGCTAAATTGCAAAGAGATTTTTCTGATTTAAGCCCTGACGCTTTACTTAGAGAATATTATTCTGTAACGGAAGAAGGATTAGATTCGGAAGATATAGATATGATGATGGATGATTTCCGCTACGATGAAGAAGTGGATGATCCAAATGAAATTAAAAAAGTAAAGCTTGCTAAGAAAAAAGAAATTGCTAAAGCAAAAAAATTCTTTAGAAATCAACAAGAGCTGTATAAGCAGCCCCTTGAGTCAAGGGAAAGTTCTGGCGCTGTTGATGAAGAATATATAGCTTACAGGCAGTCTCTTGAAGATGCTAAAGCTCAACAGCAGGAAAATGAATATAGATCTCAATGGTTTGTCAAAAAAACTGATGAAGTTTTCAATGACGATTTTAAAGGTTTTAAATTCGAAATAGACGACAAATCTCTAGTTTTTTCTCCTGGTAGCGCATCCGAGTTGAAGAAAGCCCAACAAACAGCTATGAATTTTGTACAAAAATTTTTAGATGATAAAGGGTATATAAAAGACGCAACAGGATACCATAAAGCTTTGGCAGTAGCTATGAACCCAGAAAGGTTTGCTAAGTTCTTTTATGATCAAGGTAAATCAGCGGCAACAGATGATGTTATACGAAAGACTAAAAATATAGATATGTCTGAGCGTAAAGCACCAGAAGTTTTAAGTAAAGGTGGGTTTAAAGTTAAATCAGTTTCTCAGCCTTCAAGCCGAGGACTAAGAATTAAGAGTATAAAAAGAAGTTAAATATTAAAAAATTAAAATTATGCCAGGACAGGTAAAAACAACCCCGACTTTTGCGTTGACACCGAGTTCAGAAAGAACTCCAACTGCGCAAAACTACATAGTTAACTTTGACTTTTTGAATCAGTATCTACCTGATACTTATGAAAAAGAATTTGAGCGCTATGGAAATAGAACTATCTCATCATTTTTAAGAATGGTGGGGGCAGAAATGCCAACTAACTCTGACCTTATTAAATGGGCAGAGCAAGGTAGATTACATACTAAATACACAAGCGTAGGATCAGCTGCACTTGTAAATGCGGATACAGCTACTTTCCAAGTTAATGACACTTTAGATCCAACTGCTGCTGAGCAAGTAATTAGAATAGGTCAAACTATTGTAGTTGTTCAAAACGATGGTTCAGGATCTAACAAAGCTGTTGTAACTGCAGTAAACAATGCTGCTGGTGGTAGAGGACAATTCACTTGTGCTTTTTATGAAGCAGGTGGTCTTGTAACTGCTGGAACAGGTGTTGGTAACGCAGACGTTACTGTATTTATATATGGATCAGAGTTTCAAAAAGGAACAGCAGGAATGGCTGGTTCTTTAGAGGCTAACGACTTTATCTTTGAAAACAAGCCTATTATCATCAAAGATACTTACACTGTTAATGGATCAGACATGGCTCAAATCGGTTGGATTGAAGTTACAACTGAAGATGGTGCTACTGGATACTTATGGTATTTAAAGTCTGAGCATGAAACAAGACTAAGATTTGATGATTACTTGGAAACTGCAATGATAGAAGCAGTTCCAGCTGAGGTAGGATCAGGTGCTACTGCAGCAATCGGTTTAAACACTGGTGCTGGAGCTCAAGGAGCTGGTTCGGATGGAATATTCTATTCAGTTTCTCAAAGAGGAAATATCTGGGACGGTGGAAACCCAACTACATTAGCTGATTTCGATTCTATTATCAGTAGACTAGATAAGCAAGGTTCAATCGAAGAGAATGTATTATTTGTCGACAGACAATTTTCATTCGATATTGATGATATGCTAGCTGCTCAAAATGCGTATGGAGCAGGTGGAACTTCTTATGGTTTATTTGACAACGATGAAGAGATGGCTTTAAATTTAGGTTTCTCTGGATTCAGAAGAGGTTACGACTTCTATAAAACAGATTGGAAATATCTTAACGATCCTACAATGAGAGGTGGTTTACCAACAGGTGCAGGTTCAGGCAGAATTAACGGCCTACTTGTTCCAGCTGGTTCAACTAGCGTTTACGACCAAATCCTTGGTAAAAATGCTAAGAGACCATTCCTTCATGTAAGATACAGAGCTTCTGAGACTGAAGATAGAAGATACAAAACTTGGATTACTGGATCAGCTGGTGGCGCTGCTACTACTGATGTGGATAATATGCAAGTTAACTTCTTGTCAGAAAGAGCTGTTTGTACATTAGGTGCTAACAACTTCTTCTTATTCCAAGAATAGTAGTTAAGTAAAGAGAGGGGGCAAGTCTCCCTCTCTTATTTTTAAATTTTAAATCTAATTAAATGAAAAATACATTCAAAGCGAAAGCTTATAAGCTAACTAAAGAGAACGCTCCGTTATCTTTGATATTAGCATCCCGACACACACAAAGATTCCCTTTATTATGGTTTGACGAAAAGTCAGGTGTTAACCGACCTTTACGTTATGCTAGAAATCAAAACAGTCCTTTTCAAGATGAACAAGACGATACAGCTATTTTAGAACCTATAGTTTTTGAAAATGGGTTTTTGAGTGTTCCGAAGACAAACCAGGTTCTTCAAAAGTTTTTAGACTTACATCCTGGTAATGGAAGAATATTTGTAGAAATAAACAAAGAAGCTGAAGCAGCAAGGGAAAATGAAATTATAGAAACAGAGGTAGATGCGTTGATTGAAGCAAGGCAGCTAGAGGTAGACCAGGTAGAAAACATATCTCGAGTTTTGTTTCAGAAAGATCCTGCGAGATATAGTTTAGAAGAGCTAAAAAGAGAAATACTAAGGTTTGCAAAACGTCAACCAGAGGACTTCTTGAAAATACTCAAAGACCCATCGTTAAAAATGAATGCAACAATCCAAGGATTCTTTGACGCTAATCTTTTGACGCTACGAAATAAAGATAAAGAGATTTGGTTTAACACTCCATCTAACAAAAAGAAAATGATGAATGTGCCGTATGGAGAAGATCCAGTGTACATGGCATCATCTTTTTTTGTAAGCGATGAAGGTGTTGAAGTTTATAAGCACTTAAAAGGACTGCTTAAAAACAAATAAATATATATCGTATCTTTGTTTTTTGTTTAACCCATAAATTTTTTAACATGGCAAAATATATAACTATTCAATCGTCAGATGATGCAGGGAATGCACACATCTCGACAGACAAGATTTTATTTGCAGAGACTAATTCGTCTACAGCAGCTAAAATTTATTTATTAGACGGAACTAAGCACATTGCAATCACTGGAACTGGATTAACTTCTGGTTTTGGAGATAATGTAAATGCTGCTTTAGTTAAAGCTGCAGAGACAAGCTGGACAAATGTTACAGTTCCTGTTGATTTAACAGGTATGACTGTTACTGCAATAGCTATAGCTTAATCTATTTATAGATTTAGTTAGTTAATTAGAGAAGAGGTCAAAATTAATGACCTCTTTTTTTTTGCGTATCTTTGTACAAACTCAAGTACGATG